TGGTTTTCGGCGGGCAGATGGTAGCATTTCAAGAGTAGATTATGAGCGGGATGACACAATGCATGAAGGCCAGATGGATGAGGAGCGTGGAAGAAGAGGAATTGAAAAGGAAGAGCCAAAAGCAACACCTGCGCCACAAATATCCTTCACACCTGCACAGACCATTGAAGATGCTGAAGAATATGCACGGCAAAATTTTGTTGTTGATTCAAAATGGGCAGGAGAAGGCACCGTTTCTTTCAAAGGTATGTCAATTGATAATGTAAATGCAATAAATGAAGAATTGACAATGCTGTTTTCACAATATGATTTGCCAAAATTCAGAAATATTGGAATGATGAATTTCAGACAAAAAATCTGGAAAGATGCAAAAGATGCGCCTATGGCATATCGTGCCGCATTTAATGGGGAATTATATTTCAATCCAAACATATTGAAATCTGTGAAATCCATCAATGATTATGTGAAAAAAGGTCAAGAATCTTTTGATTTCTGTATAAACAATATGGATAGATTCACAGGAAGAAATCTTGAAATGGTAAAAAGATATAAGGAAGCAGGCAGACAAACTGTTGCTGAATTGAGCAACAATACAATCAAAGCAATGCTTGACCATGAATTCGGACATCATATTGATCATCAAATCATTATGAAAAGCAAAGAGTTTGCACAGATAACAAAGGATGGCATGGAAGAATATGGCATAAAATTATCTGGATATGCTCTGCATACCAGAGGTGAATATGTTGCCGAAAGCTTTTGTGCATATAGCAATGAATTGTTGACCATAGACCCTGCTTTGAAGAAGGTATTCGATGAGGTGAAAAAATGAAAGATGTTGAAATTGATGATTTTTACAAAGAAGTCAGAGAGCTTGCAGAACAGGTGAAAAAGGAAAAAAGGGAGGATTCAGATGCCAAGGGTGACAAGCGTAAGAATCGAAAATGACCACACAGAAGAGGCCATTGCCGCAATGAAAGAGCAGGTGCTTGTTGCCCTGCGGTCAATAGGCCAGACAGCAGAAGGATATGCCAAGGATGATTGCCCTGTTGACACAGGCAGACTGCGAAACAGCATCACAAATCAAGTTGTGGATGAAGAGCGGGCGGTTTACATAGGCACAAATGTTGAGTATGCGCCATATGTGGAATTCCGTGACAACGCATCACACCAGACAGGAAAGGCACACTTTCTGCGAGATGCGGCGGCAAATCATGGTGACCATTATTCTGCAATTCTGAAAGCCGCTTTGAAGGCATGAAATTGAATCGTGGTTTAACTTTTTCACTCCTTTCTTAAATCACGGTTTAATTTTTATATTAAAAAGGAACATCTGTTCACGAACAGGTGTTCTTTTTTAGTGCACCATTTATTTTAGAACATTTGTTCGAAAAACCTTAATAAATACTGATAAATACTATATTTATAATATATTATATATATATATTTCCCTGTGTAACATGTTACATTTTACCAGAAAATAAAAAAGTATATAGAAAGAGTGTATATATAGGAGAAGTTTATAATGCAATAAAATGCACCATGATGCATCACAATGGTGCATCAGTTGACAAAACATATGTTTTTTGTTATATTCAAAACAGCAGAAATCCGCCGATAGACTGTGTGGATTCTGAAACGCAAATGTCGATAGACTGACACCGAGAAAAAGGAGCGAAGAAGAAAATGGCACTTACAAAGAAGATGTTGCAGGCAATGGATTTGTCCGAAGCGCAGATTGACCAAATCATTGAAGCGCACAGGAATACCATCAACGGATTGACGGATGAAAGGGATTCCCTGCGAAAAGATGTGGAGGAATACAAGGCGCAGGTTGAAAAGCTTCAAGGAGCAGACAAAGAGCTTGTGAAAGCCAAGGCAAAGCTTGAAGATGCTGAAAAGGTGACCGAAAAGCTGAAAGCATTGCAGGCCGAGTTTGAGGATTACAAAGCGGATGTGAATGCAAAGCAGACACAGGCATCAAAAGAAAAGGCATACAGGGATTTGCTGAAGGAAGCAGGCGTTTCCGAGAAGCGCATTGATTCTGTCATCAAGGTTTCTGACCTGTCAAACATTGAGTTTGATGATGATGGCAAGGTGAAGGATTCCAAATCCATTATCAATGACATCAAAAGTGAGTGGGCGGATTTCATTGTAAACCAGACCACACAAGGTGCAAAGACACCAAAGCCGCCTGCAAACAATGGCGGCGCAAAGATGTCCAAAGAAGACATCATGAAAATCAAGGACACTGCTGAAAGACAGCAGGCTATGCTTGATAACAAAGAATTATTTTTGAGTTAAGGAGGAAAATAAAATGGCAGAAACTAATCTGACAGTTGCAAATGACATGAAGAAAATCCGTGAAGTGGATTTTGTAAATCAGTTTACGCATTCTTCTCTGGCCAAGCTGATTGAGGTGCTTGGAGTTACCAGAAAGATTCCCATGATGGAAGGCACGACAATGTACACCTATACCATGAGCGGCACTATTGGAGATGGTGCTGTGGCAGAAGGTGAAGTCATCCCGCTTACCGAGATTGAGCAGACCAAAACGCCTGTTGGCGAAATCACTCTGAAGAAGTGGCGCAAGGGTGTTTCCGCAGAGGCAATCAAGAAATCCGGCTATCAGACAGCGGTCGTTGAAACCGATGCAAAACTGCTTTCTCTGGTACAGAATGGTGTGAGAAGTGACCTGTTCACTTTCCTTAATGGCACGATTTCCGGCTCTACATCTGCAACAGGTGCTACATTGCAGGAGGCTCTTGCGGCGGCATGGGGACAGTTGCAGGTGCTTTTTGAGGATGACACTGCACAGGCAGTGTACTTTGTAAATCCTCTTGATGTCGCAGATTATCTTGGCACTGCAAACATCACTGTGCAGACCGCATTCGGCATGAATTATGTTGAAGATTTCCTTGGTCTGGGTACTGTGATTATGTCAAGCAGAATCACACAGGGCACTTTTGTTGCAACGGCAAAAGAGAACATCATCATGTACTATCTCACCATGAACGGAGATATTGCACAGGCATTCAATCTGACCGCAGATGAGCTTGGCTATATCGGCATCAATTCCGGCTACCAGAACAACGAGAGAGCACAGATTGAATCCCTTGTAATGGATGGCATTCAGTTCCTTGTTGAGTATGCGGCAGGCGTTGTCAAGGGTACGATTACAGGAGCGTGATGATATGTACAAAGTCATATCTGATTTCACAGATTTGAAGGACAACAATTTCAAATATCATGTCGGGGATGAATTTCCCCGACATGGATATACGCCAAGCGAAAGCAGAATTGCAGAGTTGGCATCTGCGCATAATAAGCGTGGCCGAGCAGTCATTGAAGAAGTGAAAGAAGAATTCATGAACAAGCCTGTTGAATCTGAAGCAGATGAACAGCCTGCTGAAGTGGAAGCACCAAAGCCGAAAAGAAGAGGAAGAAAGAAAAATGCTGAATGAAATCTGCCTTGATTTGAATAACTTCTTTGACAAGGGATTGCCGAAATTCAATGGTGATTTTATCATTGATTCCGGCAAAATAACAGATACTGATTTTCTTGATGCAATCAAAGAGAATCAGTATTTCCGTATTGTAGGAAGTGTGTTCAATGATGGTGTGTACAAGTACACAAATGATTTGGAATTGACGGATGAAGCATTCAAAGGCGCAATCTGGCTGATGGCTATTCCGGCAGAATTCCTGTCATTGGTGGCAGAGATTGAAGCATGGCAGGCCAAGAATGGCAGTGTTGATTCTGCGGCAATGTCACCTTTTCAGAGTGAAAGCTTTGGTGGCTATTCTTACAGCAAAGGTGCAGGCTCTTCATCTGGCGCAGGCTCTTCAATTACATGGCAAAATGCCTACAAAAACAGATTGAATATTTATCGGAGGATTAAAGGAATATGAGTTTGTTAGACAGCGCATATGAAGATTTTACGATAATAAACAAATCTGTGGTTGATGATGGCTATGGCGGCACAACAGTTGTGTGGACTGATGGCGCAACTATTGCAGGTGCAATGGTGTTTGATAGCAGTACACAGATGAAGGTTGCGCAGGCAATGGGTGTTACATCTGCATACACATTCACTGTGATGAAAAACTTGTTGCTTGATTATCACACTGTTTTGCGCAGGGAGAGTGACAAGAAGACATTCAGAATCACTTCTGATTCTGATGACAGGAAAACACCACAAACAGCAGGCCTTAATATGCGGCAGTATAGTGCGGAGGAATGGAAGCTGAATGAATAAGATGCAGACATTACATGCCTTTTGGAGCAGTTTTGGGATTCCTGCTTTTGATGAAAACAGTGTGCCGGATGAAAAGGAGCGCATTGACCTTTATGGTGCGGCTTTCCCATACATCACATATGAGGCATCAAGTGATGATTTTGGCAATCAGCTTGCCCGAACATCATCTTTGTGGTATCGTTCAAGCAGTTGGGCGGATATCACAGCAAAAGAAGAACAGATTGCTGAATTTATCGGCAGAGGCGGTGTCATGGTAGCATATGATGGCGGCTCAATGTGGATTCAAAAAGCATCACCTTGGGCACAGCGAATGAGTGACCAAAGTGATGAAATGATTCGGCGAATTGTTCTGAATGTAATCATTGAATTTTTAGATTAAGGAGGAAGAAAACATGAAATACACACAGATTCCTGCAACATCTTTCCAGAATATTCAGTTGAATGCAGGTATTTTGGTGGACAATTTCAATCCCGCAACAGGAGTAATTGGCAACATTATTGGTGCGACTTCTGGCGGGGTAAACTTCACTGACAGTGTTGAATACATTGATTTCGGTGAGGACATTGACAATTGCCCGAAAAACACAATGGAGTTGAAGAAACTTGATTCCCATGAAGTTGCAATGAGCGGAACATTCGTTACATTGTCCGCTACAACGGCAAAAATGCTTGCAGGTGCGGCAGATGTGGATGGCTCTGATGAAACGCATATTGTGCCTAGAAATGATATTTTGCAGACAGATTTCAAGACAATCTGGTGGATTGGTGACTATTCTGATGTGAACACAGGTGACAATGCCGGATTTGTTGCAATCAAGATGCTGAATGCATTGAATACAGGCGGCTTCCAGATTCAGAGCACTGACAAAGGCAAAGGTCAGTTTGCATTTGAATTCACAGGACATTATAGTATGAATGCACAGGACACTGTGCCGTATGAAATCTATGTGAAGCAGGGAAGCGGTTCTTCTTCACCTTTCATTTCTTTGAATACCCATTCAATTGAAATTGCTGATGGTGATACTTTCGCTTTTTCTGTACAGAAGAATCCGGCTGATGCTGTTGTTACATGGTCATCTGACGATTCAAGTGTTGCATCTGTGGTTGATGGTGTTGTTACGGCAGAAAGCGCAGGAAGCGCAATCATCACGGCAAGCATCACTGTTGATGGTGTGACATACAATGACACCTGCACAGTTGTTGTTGCATAAATAAAAAAAGAAAAGGAGTGATTTTTTTCATGAAAAGATTGACCGATTATGAAGGAGAAGAAGCGGTTGACTTATGGGCGGATTTGCTTGACCCGATTTCAACCATTATCAATGACAAGGATGTTGCAAAAGTAATCCGCTCTGGTGCTTCAAAGATTGTGATTGCACAGGAAATCTTGAAGAAACATAAGAAAGAGGCAGAACAGATTCTTCTGCGGATTGACCCAGAGCCTATAAATGGATTGAATTTGGTTGTCCGGCTCATTGAGATTCTTGCCGATATCGGAAACAATGAAGAAATCAAGCCTTTTTTCGGATATGCGGCGCAGGAGAAGATGGAACAAGAATCTTCTGGCTCTGCTATGGTGAATACAGAGGCAGAAGAGAAATAAAGCCATTTATGCGGTATGTTGAAGCACGGATTGACAATTTCAAGCGTGAAGAAATGTACCGCATTTTTATATCCGAAAGTTTGAGAATTGCGCCAGAAGGAAAGCATATCACAAAAACATGGAGTGAATTTATTAATCAAACACAACAAGAGCCTGTGGATGCAGAAGAGATCATCAATGATGTAATGCTGAAGGCAGGTCTTTCATTCGGGAGAGAATAAAAATGGATGTATTTGATTTATTTGCGAAGCTAAGCCTTGATTCAAGTGAATATGAAAGCGGATTGCAGGATGCTGAAACAAAAGGCTCTGGATTTGGCAAAGGTCTTGTAAGTGCGGCAGGTGTTGGTGCGGCGGCTGTTGCGGCTGTCGGTACAGCGGCCATTGCCGCAGGGACATCCCTTGTAAAAGGCACAGGTGATGTTGCGGCA